TTCGGTTGTTTTTCTTGTAATATTGTTGGAATGACAATCATTACTCGTCCTCATCCTCGAAGCCATCGGTTTGCTCAACGTCAATTTGTCCCACGTCCAGCACTTCGTCCATGGCCATCAGGCGCTCGATAAGGGTGTTTTCTAGCTCATAGGCCTCCTCATAGGAGTCCACGTCCACTTCAATTACTATGCTAATTGCAAAGGTTGCCATTATTTTCTCTCCTCGTCCAGATAATCTAAAAAGCTGGCCTTCACAACCAGACCAGCAAAAGTTAACATAATAACAACCAGTAATTCTATCATATTAAGCACCTTTCACTATAACAGCTTTGGATGGACGCTTTGAGAATTTACGTGCTTTTGAACCGACAGCTCCCACTTTCATATCCAGCAGCTTCTGCAAGCGTGCTTCTGCTTTCTGGATGGCAGCTGTAACTTTAGCGGCCTTAGCTTCTGCTTTCGCTTCAGCTTTCTCGAAGCGCTCTTGCTTTTTAATCATAACGTCAGCAGCAATGCTAGTACGGAGTAGTTTAATCGCTTCACGCTTCTGAGCTGTTGTCAAGGTTGCAATAGATAATTCACCGTATAAATTTGATAATGTTTTCATTTTTTTCTCCTTGTTTGTTGATTCGATGGAATGAATTATACAGGAACAGGCAGGAATGGCAATAATATATTTTAATGCTGTTGCTGGAATGCGACACTCTGGAGGCCTGTCATTTTGATAACAGCTGGTGGGGGTAGGTGGGGTGCTGTTGTTAAAATGATACGGAGCAGCTGTTAGCGGTTTGATATCGTGTTATAAAAAAAGTGCCTCCAGGTCAAACTCTTTTTCTTGGATTTTTATTTTTCCAGCCGGAACTCAAGGATTCTAAATTTTTTTTCTAGGAGGAATTTCTCACGGAGACTCATTCTTCTACCATTTCTGGCCACACAACACCCACAGGGAAGTCTCAGAAACTTCTTACCTTTCATCTTGACATTCCCATAGGGTTCGTGTTTACTCATAGTATTATAAGACAGGATCTACAAGCACCTTCAAGTTTTCATTCTCACGGTCTTGTGGAAGGAATCCCAGAAGTTTCAGAGGGAACACAGTTAACCCACAGGATTGCAGAGATTTTAGTATATCGTTGAGCTCATTAACAAATTGTTTACGTTTAACCTCCAGTGTGGCCTTAGAGGTTGGCACAGTGAAATGCCCAATGATATAAGTGAATTTACCTGTTTCTGCATACCGTTTGATTGCAGCAAGTACAGCACGGTACTGATACCCTTCCTTACAGAGGACACCGTACATATCTCTATTATAGTCCAGTTCACCACCGATCTCATATAATTTAGAGGAGTGGTTGTCTAGCCATTGTTTGACACGTGCAGTAGATGGGTAGATATAGTAAGGTTGTGGAGTATTCAGATTCTCCATAACTTGTTGTACTACACGACCACAGACACCATTGGCTCTGTTAGTATAGATTTTCTTAAACTTATCACGTATACCTTGTTCGGTATTAGGAATCTTCCCTTGACGGACTTTATCACAGAGAAACTTAATCATGTCGATTTCTTTGTTGATACGTTTAGGAAGAACCTCATTCTCGGCAGCCTGTACATCCTCTAATTCATCTTCGCCACCTTCTAGTAAGGTGAAGTACCAACTAGTTTGTTTGTTTACTTGTATGGCTTCTACACGACCGTACCCATACACAAGACGGTAAGGTTTGTCATAGTTGTCACCACGATAAACAATTGCAGGAGGAAATTCTTTGAGGTCTACACCACCAGCAAAGGATAATCGTAGTGCTTCAATTTCTTCACCAGTATGAGTTTCTACTTTAGTTTGGTTACCCGTAATATCATCAATGTAGATTTGGTCAAATGGTATGACAATCGTACCTTTTGTTTTGACATTGAGGTGTGACCAGTCAGGTAGAGGGATTTTGGATAGGTTACTTTGAACGTACTGAACGCACGTATCCATAGAGATATGCATGGTATTACTCCTTATTATGAGCTTAGGCTCGTTATTTGAAGTGGTAAAGGCAGACATGCAATTACCAGTTCAGTAGTATATATGTTACTCCTATTCAACTTTTAAAAATGTTCAGTCAAATTGAACATTATTGGTTACCCCTGTCAATATGCCAAGCCAGTAAGAATACGAAACCTAAGAGGATTAGTGAGGCAGTCATTGTTCTACTCCAAAATGTTTTCTAATACGTTTTGTACATTCGTTAACAACGAATCCTTTTGATTCCAATTCAGACACGGTCCAACACTGCGCCGCACATTCTTCTATAATCAACTCGGCGAATCTGTTCAACTGTGCTGGTAGAAGTTTATCGGTATTAGGGTTATCCCAATATTCTTTTTCCCAGATTTCGTCAGCAAGTTCTCGAATTCGTTCATTCACGGTCTATATCCTCACCAAAGTTTCGTACAATAATTATTGCATCAGTAATTCCACCATTATTACCACGAAGGTAACACCGATCTTCTATGTCTGGCTCAGTATCAATGATAGGATCTCCAACGTACTCACCTGTTAGTTCTTGTATTAGCGCTTCTTTGAATAAGTGAACAAAGGTTCGAAACTCTGGCATATCCCAATGACCAACACCAAACATATCAGGTAAGTATCCAGCCTGTTCAGCAAGTTCTCTAATTCGTTCGTTCATCATTATATCCTATCAATGTACCATCTTCTATTTCCCAGAATCTCTGTACGGCTTTCTTTGCATGGTCTCCACTAATGTAGTAACCTAATACCTTATCGATATTATCAGGTTTCACAGTGGCAGTATAGATACTATTAGAGGTACCAAATCGATGGATTTGTCCTATGATTAACCCATCCACTTCATTATAGTAGTATTGATTATTGTGTTCTAACTCTTGCCACTTTCTCATTTTCTTTCCTCACGTTCCTCAATTTTATAGAACCAGTCATCACCAGCAGTCCACTTACGGGTACCATCTACGGTGAATATTGTTTGTGCGGCTTTAAAATCAGGAAACTTTACATCACCAGAAATTAAACTTTGGTCATACCAAAGGCATCGATTATTAGGTTGACATGCAAACTGACCATTCTCTAACTTGATAAAGTTAAAGGACTTATGTTCCTCTGCAACCTCAGTAAAACCAGTATCTACGTCCATACCATCAGCACAGAAATCTACTGTGAACAAATAGTTACCATAATGCCACTCTTTGTCTTTACCGAGAAACTTGACACCTAGGTTACGTAGCCCAATCTTTTCAATTATAGTAAACCGATATCCCATGCAATCCCATAATTGTAGGATATCGATGGGTAATTTTCCAGTATATTTCTCTTGCCATACGTAGGCATGAATAGGCAGTTTATCATACAGAGCACCGTAATTGGGTAGGAGTGATTCAATACGAAACACTTGACCTCTCAGAGCCTTCAGAGATACCCATATGGCTGGTTCTAGTTCTCCATGACCTTTCTCAAAATTATAGAGAAACTCACGTTTGACAAAACATTTGATAGGAGGTAATGAACCTACAATATAACTCATCGAGTATCCTTAGGATACTTAATGGTCTTTCTACTATCTTCAAAGGCATTCTCTAACCATGCCTTGATGGTCTCATTGTCCCACTCTTTGACTAACCATAGGTGCGGTGCAATTACTTTAAAATATTCATTAAAATTTGTATATACTAGTTTATCACTCATATTACACTCCAAAATGTTCAGCAAGAGCCTTCTCCATTTCTGTTGTACCGTCAAAGGGTTCTTTGATACCAAACTTATCTAAGACATGTTTTCTGGATACTTGAATACATTCATACACAATTTGATTATACATGGTCTCCATGTCTTTCTTGTCATAGGAGGTATGACCAGTACCAATAGTATCTTTCAGAATACTCTCAAACATAGGATTCACTTTCTTCACTGGTTTCTCAGGTGTCTGTACAGTAGTATCTTTAAAAGGACGACCTAGATCATTCCATGCATCTACAGCCCACATATGAGAACACCTCTTATACACATCTGCAACAAAACCTTCGATAGAAGTATAACGGACTCGTTTCATGTAATCACGTGGTACTTGTTTAGAATTCTCTAAGTCCCATGTCCATGTATCGTCTTTATGTTCTTTTTTCACATCACAGATAACCAGGTCACCATTACCCAATACTTGTAGAACCACAAAGTACGGTACGAGCATCTCATTCCAGTAATCACCTGGTAATGGGTTATCATAAGCCTCTTGGTTGATTCTATCTTTCTCTTTCAACCTAGAATCATTTTTCAAATCATATCCAGACATTAGTATAAACTCCCTTCGGTTCTCACATCACGCCATTCACCATTCTCATCAAACTCAGAACCACTCACAGAATACCATTGTTGTAGAATACTGATTTCTTTGGTACCATGTGTCATTGCACCGTATTTGTTCTCAGTTACATTTACTCGTTTCAGTTTAAACCGTAGTGCAATACTAGGTTTCAGTGTCCATGTGTTATTTGGTTTTTCTGGTTTCTGAACTTCAAGTTGTTTCTTCAACTCCTGATTCTGTTTTACTAATCCCTCAATGACTTCTCGACACTCTTTAATCAATGCTTTAAGTTTATCATTTTCTTGTTCAATTCTTTGATATTCTTTATCCAAACTATACCACATCTTCATCTCCAATATATTCTAAAAGTTTATCAATTTCTGCTCGTCCACACCTTGCAACATCGCCTCGATGTGGGTAAACTTCCCAATACGGTTCGATGTCTCCATAGATACCTAATGAATTACGGTGGTCTAAGTAAACAGACTTTTCTTTACCAGAGGGTAACTTCACACGGAATCGAATTACTGCATCACCAAACGGAGGAATGATTTGAATTTTCCAATCAGAAGGAAACTGGATGAAAGGGATAACTTCGATCTCCTCTCTCCATTGCTGTTCATCTTCTATTTGGTATCTTAGTCGTTGTACTTGGAATTCTTTCTCACGTGTTGGATTCATTTCGTTTTCTCGCAATTTCATATAGTTCGTGGATCAGCATCGCTTTGACAATCAAAGGATAATGTTCTAGGTCAGGTAAATCAGGTTTCTTCATAAGATTATTGATAGCTAACTCAATATCTTCTGGACTAGGTTTCTCAATAAAGTCATTCACGATAAATCTCCGGAAGCGCCTGGAAACCCTCCATTAAACATAGACATCCACTCTATTCTTCTGTATAACAGCATCATGTAATTTCTGAATAGTTTTAAGGTGTTCTTCTTGTCTAATCTCCTGAAGTCTCACCTGTTCGGTTATCCAGCGTTTGATTGATTCTTCCCTCAGTTGATATGTTGGATGTATTCGAGTCATTTTTGTTCCTCTCAAGTGCATAAAATAAGCATTGTAACGGATACCCACCCCAATAGTCAGATTGAATAGTGTTTGCTGATTCATTCTTAAAGGGGATAATATTGGTCATTGTATCACAACATTCTTTTTAAGGCAAAGGTTTTCGTATCGGGTAGTAACATATACACCACCCTTCTCTTTGCAATTAATAGATTCATAATTATGGACTTGTACCATAAACCAACCAACAATAAAAGATAGTGCAATACAACCTATGGCTATCCAAAAAATACGGTTATCTTCCCGTTCAGTTTCGATTAACATTATTAATACCTATTCAAGTATTCATCTACCTGTGCATTGGCCTCTTTTAATGAGGTTGCATAGACGGTAAATGTCATAATCTCATTCTTGATTCGAATGTCAAAAGGAATAGGACCACCAAAGAATTCAAAGTCATCAGGCAGTTGTCGAATAATTCTAAACTGTTGTGCCTTTCTCATGTTGTCCAAAATATCTTTTGTTAATTCTTTAGCAGTCTTTTCCATAATATCTCCTACGGTTTGTTTTCCATTACATGGTTCTCTGCAACATCTTCTGCATCACCTAATCTAGGTAGAATTTGTTTATCTATCAGTTTGTCATCAACAAACAAGGAGACAACATAATGGCCATTAACGATTGTTTCTACTATGGCCGTTTTGTTATCTCCATAATACTTTGATACGGGTATCATGTTATCATTCCTATGAATCGATTTAATACTACTCTATTTGTTACACGACCACCAGTATATTTGGCAAATGCAGTGGCCAAAGTCTTAGTGGAGGCATTTTCACGGACTTCAAATTCTTCATCTAAGACAGATTTGTGTTCCGATTTCATTAGGTAGTATTCATCAAAACCAGCACTAGTAACAACAACCGATTTGTTTTTACGGAATTGAACTCGCTTTTCTTCAATATCTGAACCAGCTGGTAAGTGATGATAAGCATATGCATTGAATTCACGGTTTGACAAAAGGTAGAAACCTAAGACATTAGACTTGGTACGTAACTTCAATAACTTAATCAGTGCCTCAGTTTGGTGTCTGCCACTATATGGTCTTTCTACAACTTCTTGATGTTTAGTGATTTCATCACGAATAACCAAGTAACGGGTACCATAAGCAGAATCTCTGTAACTTTTATACTCACCTTCTTTACCACAATAACCACTAATTGCATCACCTTCACCATCTGTCAAAAATACAGTATTGACCATTTGCAATTTATATTTCTTTTGAAATTGTGGTATAATATCAAAACAGGCCACAATCGCTTGATTCAATGGAGTAGAACCCATCGAGAACCAGTCTGGTGCATAACCAGGATGTTTACCTAAGAATGTCATGGCCGCACCTGCATTGGTGAATTCAGCGGCAGTCATTCTACTTGAGAATATGTTAAACAACTGGAACTGACTTAGAAACAAATTAGATTCTTTGAAATCTTGTTTAAGTTGATTTACTTGTGAACTTGCAAAAGCATACACTTCATAAGGAATGCCAACTTTCTTACAAAACATCACCAGTGACAATAATTGTTTCATGGTGTTGTTAATGTGATGGTGCATAGAACCAGACCAATCAATGAACATCACCAGACCGTGTGATTTACCACCAGGAACAACGGTGACCTTTTTAAATATATCTTCACTGAACTGATACGAGAAAATCTTATTCAGATTCAAATCGCCAGTTTTAGACACTGAAGCACGTTTCAATTGGTCAGCGTTTTTCCGCAATTCAAATTCTTTGGCCAGATAAGAAACAATCTTATTGGTCTCAGTACGAATTTTCATGAATTCGGCTCTGTCGTATTGACCATCAGACAATTTGTACATTGCATATAATTTCTTGTGGTCTATGATAACGGAATCTAAATCAAGTTTAGGAACATTTGTATAAACGTAACCACGATTTTCATCGGAGACTAATTTCTTCTCATTACGCTTGAAGGCTTCATCGGTAAATGATTTTAATTTGTCCTCGATTTTTTTCTCATCATCATAAACACCACGGCCTTTTACTTGGTCCTTTTTAGAAGTTTCACCATCATCACTGGTGTCATCATCATCAGTACCTTTAGAAGATTGTGATTCTTCATCACTTTCTTCTTCACCAGAAGAACCAGATTGACTAGAATTTTGATGTTGACCATTTTCATCTTCTTCGAATTCATCACCAAATTCACCATCAGCATCTTGTTCTTCTTCCTCTGGTAAACCATTCTTAGCACGTTCTTCTTGTTTTTGTTTTTCCTGTTCACGCATCAAAGCTTCAAGTTTTTTAGAAACTTCAATAACTTCATCATACGTATCGGTAGTTTCTACCTCATTTAGTAGAATACGCTCTTCAGGAGAAAAACGAATCATTTGACTAGCACCACCTTTGCAATGCAAATTGATACGGTCAACTAGATTGTACTCATTGATGTCTGCACCTTTGGTTTCAAAGAAATCTTTTTCGATTAGTTCTTTATAACCTTTGAGGAAAGATACACGTAGACCTGGATAATTTTCTTTTACTTTACGTTCAATACGAGAATCTTCTACAACATTCACAATACTCATATTGATTTTAGATTCTTTTGCTTTTTGCATACCTTCAAGTGGTGTGTACAAAGCATGACCAACTTCATGGCCAACAAAGAGATCGTATAATTCTGGCGATAGATTTCTGTCGAGAATTGGTAATATCAATACACGATTTTTAACATCAAAAGAGGCCGTTTGAACATTACGTTGTTCAACAACCAGATTTTCTGTTGCCATTAGTTTTGCAAGAATTGATTTAGTTTCAGCTAATTGCATTTGAATGCCTCATGAATTAAGAATACGTATTATCTCACAAAAATCGTATACCGTCAAGTGAAATCGTAAAGTGGTAGTTGTTCCTATACAACACTTTTACTCATATTGTTCCTTTAGTTTTTGATACCAGTCCATGTCTTTTTGATAATTACTTTTGGCAACCCACCCTTTAACTATCATCTCCAAATGGCTCATAGGATCAAGTTCTTCTTCTGGAATCTGTACGGCTTCACTCATTTTGTATTTCCTTAAATTAATGATAAAAAGTTGATGTATCTACTACTAGGTTTCCTGCTTTTTTTGCTCCATCGAGCAATTCTATAAATGCAAAGAAGTCATCTACGTTATCTTCCGTGACATCCTGCAATAATTCCTCTAATTCTGATAACTCGTCATTGTATTTTTTGCCGGAATCGATCATTTTAATACTCCAAAGTTAAGTTTTTTGCAAAATCTTGCTTATATTTGACTTTTCTTGAAAATTCAGCGTCATTTTTATGTCGAATTACAGGTTTTATCGGTGTCCGACAATGTGGACGAGCTAAATTTACTATAAATTTGAGATTTTTTGCGTTTTTCTTCATTTTTTGTTATCTCCGCATCGATGAAATCTCTACGGCCTGCTCGGAATTGAAAACCGGCACGGCATTTGACTTGTGCATTGTTGCAATTCCAACAATTTTGTCGCCTGTGTAATGTTTTGGTTGTGGTTTTGTTGCATTTCCGACACCGCTGTCCAAGGATGCGTACTTCCGTGGGTTTCGGTCGTCAGGAATGGCCAGATGGTAACCTTTGAGAGGTTTAAACTTGGAAGTCTTTACCTTCACATTGGATGTGTGTTTATCCAACCATGCTTGGTATTCTTCACGTTCAGCTTTTGGCTTGAGTTTTGGCTTAGATTTTTTGAAATGTGTATGTATAATCATAATGAATTCCCAGTCAAGAATTAAGATTATACAGGAACCACCTAGAATGTCAAGCCTAGATGTTGTAGAAAAACAACACTATCTACGGGCATAGTTGTCAGAAATGAAATCATCATCATTTTGATAATATTTCATTTTCTTTAACTCATTTCTTTCATTTTTACTACGTTTTTTGGCTTTAGAATAATCTTTTTCGTAATACTCATCTTCTTGATAATTCTTTTGTTTACGAAATTTACCAACAGTTTTTGACACAACCTTCTCCTATTCCATCGTTTCGAATTTAATACCTTTGATTTTGGTCTCTGGCATATTTTGCATATCCGTATTGCTGATATATGTTATCTGTGCATCAGGATAACATATCTTCACAATCTTCAATAATTGACAAACTGTTCCGTCCATATCACTGAAGGTTAGAATCTCATCAACAAACTTTACACTACCTACAATTTCCCTTCTGACATTGTAACTGTCATTCATACCACCACGACACCATTTCAACCACCAGTCTGTATGAATACCGACAATAAGCCAATCTCCTTTGGATTTACATTTCTGCAAGAACTTTAGGTCTTTGGCTGTGAATGGATCGAATTCACTACAGGTGACAATTATCTTTTCTCTTTTGGTCATGGTAACATGTCTGGAAAGGCCTCTTTGACAAATTTGTAGTCTAACCCTTTTACACATTGGTCTTTTCGGAATATTCCGATAATAACCTCAGCTTCACGGGGTTCAAGTGATTCTAATAATTGGATAAGCAATTCGTTTTGTTTTCTAGGAGTTATATTTGCAGAAGATGGATGGCCTTCTTGGAACAAATATAGTTTTCTTAATTCTGTGCCTAATTGACAATAAGACATACCTGCTATTGTAACATCCGGTATTTTATAATTATCAGGCATCTCATTTACTTTCCATTGAAAATTTGGATGAAAAGTTAATAGTAATACCTGATACAATGTTTTAGAAAGATTCTTTTCGATTACTTTCATTTTGTCTGATTTTGATGATACTGCCTCAAACTCATCAAAAACTTCATATATATTTTTCATTAAAATTCCTCAATTACGTCCATCATGTTCTTTAGTTTATATTCAATAAAGTAATTTAATAACTTACTTCTTGATGCCGGTTTTGTTTCTTCATACATATTTATGATTTTCGACTTTATCTCAAGTGGTATATTACGCAAGTCTATTAATGTTTGATTGCGTGAAAAACCTGTTTGAGCTTCACTAGACCATTTATCCTTATCCTCTCGTAACAGTTTATCCATTACACCTTTAGTAATAGGTTTTTGTCTTAGATCACGTACAAAACAATCCGATGGAGAAAAGATATTTGGTATGCCATCACCTTTATCACCACGAATAATCTTTTCATTTAATTCTGCTAATGGATTATCCGATTTAATGAATTTCTTTTGTGCTGGATTATATTGTTTAACTGTATATTTACCATGGCCATTATATTGTTGTAATTGTAAGAAGTCGCCATCACTTGAAATGATTACAATGTTTTCATGCATAATGTGTATAGGCACAAGAGTACCAATAATATCATCCGCTTCAGCTCCTTCAACATCAATTACTTTATATGGAAAGTATTCACGCAACTCAACTTTCATTTTGGCAAGAATGTCAAAAATTAAATGCCAATCTAAATCTGATTTTTCACGTGATTTTTTACGACCTGCTTTGTAAAATGGAAAATATTCTTTACGCCAATATTTGCGGTTATCCGAACAAAGTACAACTTCACCATATTCGTTGCGGAAGTTTTTGAGGTGAGTTCGTAGAATATTCAACACCATGTGTCGAACAAGGCCTTCTTCTACTTTAACTCCTTTTTGACCGGCAATTTGTGCCATAATGCCAGATAGTAATACTTGGTTTAAATCAATTAGAATCATAATATACTTTCACAAGTTGAACTTCCATATTCTACACGCTTTTGTTTATAATGTCAAGCGTTCTTTTTATAAATTCTGGAGAGGTAGTTGTCTTTTTTGCAACCATACCATACCAACCTTGTGGTATTAATTGGGAGATATATTCGAGGGGTTCGGAAAGTATTGCATCAAAGTTATCTAAATTGGTAAACTTATCATCACCCTCTTTAAAAAGGATAACATGCCACCAATCACCCATTATGCTACCATCCACTTTTTCGCCAAAGTTTTTGTATCTTTGACCTTCAATTCTTAATGCATCTTGTTCATAATCTGGAAAAAATGTAAGACAATCAAATTCTTCTTGTTTTATATCATGAAACATTTCTAGCATTATAATCCTTAATGTGTGACTTCCTAACACGTACCATAATCCACGTATTATAATAATCATCACTTTCTAGTACACTGTTGGTAAACTGTTCTTTAGCTTCGAGATAACCACATTCTCCCTTTGATATGCAAAGGTGTATTATCTCCCTTTTAAAGCACTCCGGTCCGTATTGTAACACATCTTTCTGTAATGTGTCACTACTTCCGTAGTAAGTTTGCCAATCACTTGGTACTTTTAACTTCTTTTTTTTACCTTTGACTTGCTTGGTTTTGGTAGAATAAAAAAATTTCTTACCTATGTATTTTTTGTTATTCGCTAGATTGGTAATCTGATAAACGAATCCGTAATTATCACCAATCAAGTCCTCGGTAAATTCAATATTATTATATGTCCAGTTTAGTCCCATTTGTCATCATCGTCCAAATCTTCCTCATCTTCTTCTATATAGGTTAATTCGTCAATGATTTCTCCACAAAATGGACAATGTTCAGGTAATTCTTCTGACACTAGTTCCTCCACAAATTCAATATGATATGATGATTCGCAGTTACTACATTCCCCACTTATTATTTTATTTGTCATTCTTATCCTTTAGTGAGCCCAAACATCACCCCAATCACCACTCAATGCACCCTTGGCATAGTCAGTAGCACGATTCTCAAAGAAGTTAGTGTGAGTTGGTGCGTTAATCATTTCTTCTACCCATGGCAGAGGATTTTTCTTTACTTTAAATATACCTTTAAGACCAAGAGATATAAGCCTACGGTCGGCAATATAACGGATATATCGTTTAACATCTTCGCTAGAGAGACCGTCAATACCGCCCATAGAAAAGGAGAGATCAATAAATTTGTCCTCAAGTTCCACCATTCTTTCAGCGATTGAATAAATTCTTCCTTTAAGTTCATCGTTCCATATTTCCTTGTTTTCTTCTATGTAGGTACGGAATAATTTAATCATCGATTCAGCATGTTGGGTTTCATCAACAATAGACCATGTAACGAT